AATCCATTCCTCTTTTCCAATAAATTGGAATACTCCGCTTGCTACTTTTTGATCTGCATCTTGGTCATCCGTTCTACGGATTTCTCCTAATTTATAATGCTTTGTTTCTTTTACTGCTTTAATACACTTCATTGGTTGTTTCCTCCATGTTTTGGTTTCTAATTAAATATAATCCTTTTTTTCTTTATTTGCAACTATTGTGTTGCCTTTTTTTACTGGTTTTGTATACGGACAATGCCTGCATCCGTTCGCACAGCACTGGCCCCTTTGTATGTGGAAGAGAGAGGTAAAAATTACCCTCTCTCCTTCCGTGTAGTAATGAACGTCTTTTATTAATCCGTCTTTAAAATTCATACTATACTATTTCACAAGCTCCTCCAGCACAAGCCACTTCGTTTTTATGATCTGTCGCATCTGATAATTCTACTACTTTTGATAAATCAACTCCTGTAAGGGTTTGCATCAACTCTTCATATTTTTCTTCTGTACAATCTTCAAAGGGAGCTTGGGTATAAGTTCCCCCATTGTAGTTCAAAACAGATAAACCATTGTAGTTTTTTCTATTTTCCCACATCCACTCTCCTACTGATTCCCACTCATCATCTTTGATTGATACGGTAGCTGAAATATTGTGAGTATTAGATCCTGTACGATGTCCTGGTTTGATCCAGTTTTGGTAGAAATATTTTACTCTCTCCAACAAATCTAATGCAGACTCATGTCTCAAAATAGATCCTTTTGGAGCTTTTTGAGGTACTGAAATAACTGCTGTATCGTGAGGTCTAAAATATTCATCTTCAATCAACTCTGGGTGGTAGATAGATAAGTAAGTGTAAATTGCTTCATTCTTACCTACTCTAATTCTACGGATGTAGTAATCATTATGCCAAGCGTGAATACCTGATGATGTGCCTAATGTCAAAGAAGAAGTACCTGATGGTTTTATAGTAGTGCTTCTTGCTGCTTTATTAATACCTAACAACTTAGCTACTCTTTCATTCTCTTCGTTTACGATAGCGGCTGCTGCTTTCAAATCTAATGTTTGAGCAACACCAGATCCAATACCTGTCATACCTACACCAATCAAAGCGTCTTTCTCAGTTGTTCTTTGCCATACTGGACGTAAGTAGTGGAAGTTAGTATAAGATGCTTGTAATGTACCAATGAATGTTGCTGCTTTTACTCTTGCATTTAAATCATCTTGATCCACTACATCGCTTACATTGACTTCACAAAGATTACAAAATTGGAAAGGACGCAATGCAATTTCACAACATGGATTAGTTCCCCAATCTTTATCATTATTCAAATAAATCCCAGGCTCCCCTGATTTAGACTCTTCAATTCTTTTCCATAAATCTAAGAAAAACTCTTTGGTAACTTTACTTCTAATTAAAACAGCAGAGTTGTTTGCTCTTCCTCTTTGTGGATTTAATTCCCACCAAGCACCTGCTTTTGCAGAAATCATTTGATCATCATCTGCGCTAAACAAACTGATCAAAGCCGCCCTTCGGATTCCTCCAGCTAGGACTGCATCTGCAATATGACAAACCATATCATGAACTTCAATAGTAGATAATTTATCATTATCTTGTTTACTACTCAAGATGTTTTCTAACTTTACCAAACACTCTTTCAATGGTGCTGGTCCAGGTGCCTTTCCTCCTGATGTCACCAATTCTGCTCCCTTAGCTCTAATATCAGAAAAATCAAATTTAATAGTAGATCCACCTTCAAAGTAAGATTTCATTAATACCTTTACAGCATCAGCCCACCCCTCAATACTATCTGCAATTAAGTATCTTCTTTGCTTCTTAGCATCTGGTTTTCTAATCTCTGGTAATTTTTCTACATGATGTTTCTGAACTGAGTAACCTACACCTGTTCCTCCTAATAATAAGAACATAGTTTCTGCAAAACCTCTGTAATCATCTAAAGGCAAATAAGCACAATTGTAAATCCTATTTGGGCTAATCTCAATAGGTTTACCTCCAAACTGCATTGATCTCATAGAAGGTAATGCCTTCTTCTCATATACAAATTTGTAAGCTGCTTCAATTTCTTCCGCTAATTCAGGAAACTTCTTTAAGTGCATACCTTTATTTCTATCCACTAACTCTTCCCATGTCTCTCTTCTTTGTAAATCTTTTCTGTACTTTGCGTACTTCATGTGCACTGTAATGTCACTCAAAATTCCCTGACTAATGTCCATTTCTTTTTTTAATTTTTGTTGTTTAAAGATAATAATTTTATTACCGCTGTTTTCACAGCAGTTTAATGTTCATAACTTGTGATTAATTTACCCTAAATACTTGGTGATTTTGTCTCTGTTGTAATCTGAGTCTTTTCCTACCATACTAGTCATTCCCATAGGTTCAACTGTCGTTGCTTGATCTAATAACTTAGATTGATTCTTAGTTTGAACTAGGTTCTGTAAATAAGTTCTTGCCTTCTTTAACTTTGAAGTTGCAGACTTTTGTGCGTCGTAAAGTGATAATATACTCATAATTCCTCTATTTGTATTAATAAATAGGATAAAAATCCCATTTATTTGCTCAATTCAAAGAATTTTTTAGCTAATACTGACTTCTCTTCTGGGCTAAAAGAGTTAAAGCTTTGACTTCCAGAAGGTCTTGAATTATTAGTACCATCATTTATATACATATTAGTATCATCTAGCTCGTCTGATTCTATTTCTATCCTACCTATATTAGTGTCTAATTTAGCGGCGTAAGTCATACCATCCATACCATAACGGTTTTTCATAATATGAATTCTACCTGTACCCTCTACTTTATCCTGTCTTTTTCTAGATAATGATATTGAAAAATCTGCAACCATAATCTTACCATAACTACCTGCTGCTTTATCTGCTTCAATAATATCATCTTTAGCACCGCTTCTATTTACTTGAGATACTGTCCATACTGGTAATTTTAATTCTCTAGCCATTCCTTTTGTTGCTGTATAGATGTCGTCAATAGATTCTTTACGATCTACAAACTTTTTACCAGAGCTAAGTAAATCAACATAGTCAATAATCACTAAATCAGGTTGAAACCCTAAATCTTTACATTTTTGGATATGTGCTTCTAATGTTGCCATAGATGCCTTTCCTGGTGAATATTCCTTAACTATAAGTTGTCCTTGTAATGTCTTTATTGCTTCCTCTACATGACTCCTATCATGAGCTAATACTTCTACAGAAGACTGCAAAAAACAAGCATCATATCTTCTTCCTACATATGATTCTGATAATTCTAATGTATAGTGTAGAACATTATATCCCAACTTTACTGCTGCTGCTCCAATAGCAATCAACATCCAAGACTTACCGCCGCCTGGGTTACCAAATACTAATCCTAAATCTCCCTTACCTAATCCACCACCTAACAAGCCATCAATTACAGGCCATCCTGTTGGTACACATCCTCTTTCTTCTACTCTATATCGGCTTTCAATGTCTTTAATATATTCGTGCCCAATGTTTTTATCCATACCGGATTTAGAAGCTCTGTCAATTAAACCTCTAATATTATCAAAATCTCCCTTCTCTAATAGTTCAATTGATTGAAATATTGCATTTTTTAATTGTTGATTTTTACAAAAGTTAGAGAATTCTTGTTCTATATACTCTTGATCATCATTTGTTACCTTATATGCTTCTCTTAATTGTTCTACTACAGATACCTTTAAAACCTCATTTGGTATTTTTTTAACTTCCCCATGAAAATAATCCATTGTAGGAGTGGTATGATATTTAGCATAATACTGTGCTATTTCTTCAATCAACCATTTGTGTGCAGGATTATCAAAAGAATCCGGTTCCAAAACATCGTAGATGTTAATTAGGAACTCTTTATTATTTAATAGCGAGTGTATTACTTTTATTTGAAAACTGATGCCGTACTGGCTTAGATTACTTAATGTACCCATAACTTTTATTTATACTTAAATGTAACGAAAAATATAATACCGAACAACTATCTAACTGAATAATTCTTCAACTTTTCAAATTTGTTGAATAACCAGATTTCCACATTAGTTATAGAATTTTCTAATTGATCTTCTTGGTATAATTTTAAAAATTTTTTCTTATCCATATCTTCTTTTGGAGATACTAGAACTTCTTTTATTGTTTGTAATGAATTTTCTGGAATATTAGCGTTATGTAAATCCATTAATTTTTCATTTACTCTCAATTGGTTTTCAAAATGTAAAACTTTTGCATACATTTTGCTACCTTTTATATTCTCTTCACTATGCTTTAGAACCTCATCTAAAGTAACTTTCCTATCTTCTTGTAAAAAAGGAAAAAGTTTGTTTACTGTTTTTTCTCCTAATCCTTTAACTCCTGGAACATTGTCTCCATTGTCCCCTAATAATACTTTCTGATTTAGGTAATTTAATGGTGTAACTCCTGTATCTTGTTTTACCAAATTAGTAGTATAAATTTTTTTCTTAGTGGGAGAATATACTTTTACCTTATCATTAACTAACTGCAAGTAGTCCTTATCAGAGGACATAATATAAACCTCATCTCTAAGAACTGTGGTAATGTATCCTATAACATCATCAGCCTCTATTTTATCCTCTATAATAATATCAATAGGTAAACACTTCAAATACTGAATAAGTCTTACCATTTGACTTGTAATAGCTTCAGACTCCTCTTCTTGGTTATCAAAATCCCAATTTGTAATTTTTTTTAAGTGTCTATTTGCTTTGTAGTCTGGATATAGGTATTTCTTATTAGTTGATGCTCCTTCTCCGTCAAAGACTAAAATAACCCTTGTCGGGTTAATTAGGTCTATTGCATATCCTATTGATTTTAAAAATCCTGTGAGTCCTCCTACATGATTTCCTTGAGGATTCAAATGGTGTACTACTACAAAACTTCTTAAAAATGTATTTAAGGAATCAATTAGAAGCACTCTACTATTACGGTAGAGCACTTCTTGTTTTGACTCTTTTAATTTTCCTAAAATATCCTTAAAATTATTCTGCATCAAAGATGTCTTTATTATCATCATCTCCTTCTTCAATTACATCAAAGTCAGTAGTTCCTAAAACCTTTAACCAGTCTTTTGAGTGTTCTTTCTTATATGCATTTAAAGCATTGGGAGTATCTAAGATAAATCCGTGAACTGTCATGATAACCTTGTTAGTTGTAGTAATACCAGTTACGTGGTTCTTATCACAGCTAATTTTAGTTCTCTTAGCAAATTCTACATCTTTACCATTCTTAGTAGCTTTGATCTTATTAGTTCCAGAATTTGTAACATTACCAAATGTGATAACCATTGAAGCATCAAAAAACATCGTATCACCGCCTTTGTTTTTCAACTTAGGTTGACCCATAATATTTTCTGGTTTGGCGACCCAAACTTTATTAATTGCTACTAAAGTATTAGTATATGGTTGGCTTTCTTTTCTAGATAATACTATCTTTTGGTTTATAAAGTTACCAAATGTTTGAGACATAGCTCCTGCATTCCACTCATTATTATTCTTATTTGATCTTACAGATAATTCTGAAGGAATTGATCCTACTGAATCCCAAAAGAAACAAATATCGTAAGGTAAGTTTCCTGTTTTTTGTTCGTTCAAAGTATCAGCAATGAACGCACCTACATCTTCAATAGTATTTAATTTCTCTCTATCAATGAATAAAAAGAAACCTTTGTAATCTACTATCTCTCCGTCTTCGTTAGCAACTTCTTCAAACTCAAGACCCATCATTTTAGCGTGAGTCCAACTCCACTTCATCTCGGTGATAATGAATACAGGCAGTATGCCCATTTTCTGAGCAGTTACAGCAGCTTCTAATAAAGCTGTTGTTTTGCCTGTATCACTATGACCTCTTAGTAATGTAATATGTCCTTTTGGGATTCCTGGAATTGAAAGAGTTTCTTGAAAAGCATCAGATAATGGAATCCAAGTTTGTTCTTTAAATTTTATAGAGGTTGCAGATAAGTTCTTTGATTGTTTGAACTTATCCAAGTTAAAGTCACTTTTAATTGCTGCAGATACTGCTGCATTTAGTGATTTAGATTTAGACATATTTATTTTTTAATTAATCGTTACCAAATAATGATGCAAACTCGTCATCAACTGACTTTTTTGGTTTCGCTGCGCTTTCCAATGTATAAGGAGCAGGTGCTACTCTTGGAGCTTCTTCAACTTGTGAGTTTTCTGATGCGATTGTTTCTTCAACAGCAGCTTCGCTTTCCCCAGGATTTAAGAACTCTAACAAGTTTGTTTTCAAAGTCTCGTAATCATACTTTTTAAATAAAGTAGCTACTTCTGGTTGATTGTTTAACCAATTCTCTAATTGACTTGCATCTTCTGATAAAGGTGTGATTTTAGTTTTAACACGAATGTTAGTCTTACCATAAGAATTGCCAGCTGCTGCTGCATCCAACTTCTCAATTGTTAAATCACGACCATTTACTGGATCTGTGTAGTCTTGTACATCTTCGTCTTCAGCGATTGCTAATAACTCCATGTATACTTCCTTACCAAATTCCCATAAACGAACACCTTTACTTTCTTCACCACGTACAATTACTGGTGCGAATACACGCATCTTAGGTTGAAGTTTTTTAGACAAAGACCAATTGTCTCTGTTAAATTCGCCTTTTTTCAATTCATTAGCAAAATCCACAATAGGGTCTTTCTCACCAAAATTGATTGGGGATACTGCTAATTTTAAATTACCAATACCGTAGTGGATGTAGATTTCTCTAAATGGGTTTGACTTGTTAAACTTAGAAGGCACAATACGAACTGTATGTTTGCCTGTTGCTGGTTTCCAGATAGTCTCAGATAAGTCTTTTTTGTTTCCTGAGCCTGGTTTTGACTGAAGCGAATTCAATTTCGCTTTGATTGCGGATAAATCCATAACTTTTATTTTTTAAATTTACTGTATACTCAAATGTAAGGGAAATTCAAATACCAACCAACTACTAAGCAAAAATAATTTTGTGTATCTTAGTTTCTAACTTTCTAAGGTCTGTGCCCTGTGTTAAAAGTACGGTGTTTTTGAAGTCCTGCCACTCTACTTTGTAAGACGAATCAACTACGCCGCCATTTAACTCCTTAATAAGGATGTTTAGGGCGTTGATCGTATAGAGTGTGTTTGTTTCCTTTTTTCTGTGTAAAAGGATCGTATTTGGGAGAATTCTTGTGGAACTATTGACAGGATCAATATTGTAAGTAAGCAACAACTCATCAGAATCCTTAGACTCTAAAACGAATATCTTGCCATATAGGATACTGTAAGTTTCCTTTATAGTCTGTAACGTCTCTTCTAATTTATCCTTTGACGAAAATGTCGCAAATAACTTGTTCAAAATGTCCTCTATTGTATATTGTTGTTGTAACTCAATGTCTTGCATATAAATATCTAGTTTTTTCGTAAATTGTTGTAATTATTTCCGTATTTTAATTTGGTTGTAAATCCGTATTGTTTGACTATTTCCTGTATTCCTAATATAGGTTCCTTGCCATCTGCCGTATCAAAGTCAATTAGGAAAGAATCATATACCACTAAAACTACTCTACTATTATGATTATCAAGCAGTTCTAATATATTCTCTAAAATACATACGTTATTGTATGTTTCTAGGTTCTGGATGTAGTAATTAAATATTTTTTGGGGATATAGGTTATCACTATTATGAAGTATTCTTCCTGTTGGCAATATCACATAGCCATTAGTTTTCATTTCTTTGCCTAATCTGGCTTGCATAGCCGATATCTGTTGAAAGAATGGTATATTCATATCATCCTCGCTAACCCCCCCGTAGATTGCCTGAAAGGTGCGTTGCTTCTCATTCTCTCTTTCTTCGTCCGTTATATCCCTCCCCAGTCTATCCTTCCCTATAGCCTTATAAACATCATTCTCAGTATTGTATAGGCCAAATAGGTTAGCAAGAAGGGATGGGTGGTAAGATACTACGTCCAACTCTAGGAACATATTTCCTTTTGGAACGAATGCTGCCCTCCCCCCTGTCTCCTTGTTTAAGGCTAGTAGGTTTATTCCGTTTCCAGAATTCGTGGGGCGGGATGTTAGATTATGTAGATTATACGTTGTGTATAATATATTATCCTTTATTGTATAAGCTGAATAGTTTAATTCAAAGTGTTTGTTTAATACTTTTTCTTCTGTTTGGATTCCTGCTTCTTCAACTTTTTTGTACACTTTTATCATCCTGTCGTAAAAAGGATCATAAGTTCCTCCAATGTATCGGCTAACTTTTTGATATTTTCTTTCAGCTATCTCATATAGCTTTGATATTGGGATAATTCTATTTATGTCGTTCTTGTAGTAATAATCTCTGTATAGTTCTCTCTGTATCTGGGTTGTGTCTTCTAATTCAGGTAGTTTGTTATCTTTATCTAAAATAATAAACCCTAAATCCACTAAATTGTCTAATTCCAGAAAATAAGAAGAAAACTTTTTGTCAAAACAGTACAGTTTTGCATGTTTTGATAAAAAAGATTTTACTAAATCAAAATCTAATTTAAATGCTTCTATGTGATTTATAGGCAAAATATATCCCTTCTTTCCATCATGGTAATAAATCACTACTGCTGATGTAAGTTTAGGGTGAAAATTACTGTTGCCAGATATCACCTCTATGTACCCTTCTTGTGTTGGTTGTAATTGCTGTAATTGTTCAGCAGTTTCTACGATATAAAACATATAAAACCTTTATTACTTAAATGTAACGGATTTTATATTATATCACAACTTTATTGAGTAGGTTTTGAAAATTTTGAGTATTTATCTCCTATAAATTCTAGTAATCCTCTAAATACTTTATCTTTACTTTCTATTAATCTTTTATTTGTATCTATTATTCCTGAAGTTCTAACTCCTGTCTTAGTATCTACAAAATCACGTAAAGGGCCGGTTAATTGCCAAAAAGTATCTATTGAATGATAAGTTTCGTATCCATACTGACTATTTACTTCTTTCAAGGATTCAAAAACGTCTTTCTCTACTTCTATCAAATACCCATTCTGATTTCTCTTTTTTACAAAGTATCTCATAATAAATCCTCTCTTATAATCTATATCCGTTGGTTGAGGGAAGTACGATGGAATACCTACATAAGAAACTGTTTCTTGTATGTTTATTCCTTTTATATTATTGTATTCTTCTGAATTTTTATTGCTTACTAAACTTGATAAAGGATTATGTCCTAAAACAGTCTCGTCTGATGCTAAAGGTGGGTTGTTTCTAAAAACTAACTCCTCATTATCTCCCGTTACTGGATCGTTTCCTGAAAAATACTTATTATCATAGGTTCTATAATAAGGTCCTACGTAAGGCACTCCTTTTATTGAGAACTCGTCTCCTGAAGTAACTGATCCTGTTACTATTCTTGATAGTGGGTAATATTTCATTTTAAAAATTCAATTTTGCTGCTTCTTTGGCAGATATTAGAATTGGTTTAGATTCTACTTTTTTAACAGATTCTCCAGTTCCTTGTCTAAATACTTTAGGGGATGGAGTTGATCCACCATATTTGACTTGTTTGTAAGCTACGTCTCCTGATATAACTCCTCCGTTAGCTGCGAAGAATGGTAAATAATCTAAAGGATCACATAATTCCGTTCCAGAACTACTAGGTCCTCTTCTCTCACCTTTCCATAATTCAAAATGTAAATGGAATCCTGATGATCCGCCTTCGTTTCCTATTAAAGCTAAAGGAGTTCCTTTTTGAACCAACTCCCCTGCTTTTACTTTTAAACTTAGTAAAGGCATATGCCCATAAATAGACGTGTAAGTTTGACTACCTATTTGATGTAAAATGTAAATTGCATATCCATATCCCCCTACCGGTCCACTTACTAACACTCTTCCATCTCCTACACTAAATACAATATCTCCTGTTGTTCCTTCGCCTCCGACTTCATTACTTAGTTGGGTATTTCTTACTCCTAGTGATGGTCCTAAAATGTCTATACCAAAATGCGTAGTTTTAGCATCTGCTTTTTTATTGTAAGTTTTACTTTGTGCTCTTCCTATAAAACTAGTAATCAGATAAGGTAAACTAATTGGTAATCCAAATCCTAATTTAGATACTGATGAAGGTGGTGTAGTGTTCATAACCGGAGATATTGGTTCAAATGCTTGCGCTGATCCTTCTAAATTAGAATATCCTAAGGTTTTAGTTTTAGCTCCTGGTTTTATTACCATCTGTCCTCCTAAATTTAATATCCAGTTCTGTCCTTGTATTACATGGGTTAAATCAGAAACTATAAATCCTACATTTATAGTAGTTTCGTTTTCTTTATACTGTCCAGGTAATCTATTAGCAGGAATTAAAAATCCTTGATATTTTCTTATATTACTTATCCCATCTAATTCTAGCGTAAGTTTTAATGGAAGAAATCCTCTAGCCACACTTGAATCTTCTGATCTGTATAAATCTCCCTCTTTTCCTTTATTTATAGCTTTCAAAGCATTCATTGACTGCATGTAATAATTTAGACAATTAGCTATCGCTAATTTATCAAATTTCCCTCTATAATATATGTTTACTAAATGAGCATTAAATATATCAGCCAATGAAGCAAGTCCATCAATATCTTCAGATTCTCCTTTACTATTTTTATTAGGAGATTGATCTCTAGGTCCTGTTAATCTATCTTTTACTCTAGAATTTATGTAAGCGTATGCTGATACATCTTTATTTTCTGGTATCGGGGTTCTTTCTCCTGCCATAGCATTTATAGCTATCATTGATCCTATATTGGTGCTAGCTTCTGTTTGTAAAGTCATCTTTCTAGCTACAGAGTTTACTCCAAACACTGGTATAGTTGGAAAATCAGTATTTTCATTAGCTACTAATTGTTCGTCATATATTCTTACAACATTTGATTCATCATCATACCCAACTCTAAAAACATTTACCGCCCCTATTGCATTTCCTATATTATCCATAAGGGAAGTTAGAAATGGAGACAAATAAACATTCTCTTTACCATCTTTACTTGCTTCTAAAAGAGTTAAAACATGATCTATATTAACTAAAATATTCATTATTTTACCTCTAGGGCCTCTTTCATCTGAATAGTCTATATAATCCCCTAATCTATCTCTGGATCTTATTATTTTTATAGATAATCTATTCTGCTCTGCTGTGAATTTTTTTGTTATATTTTCAGGTTTTACTCCTCTTACGGTAAAAAGGGAATCAATAGTTTCATCTGTTGATCTATTCTCTATTAAACAAACAGTTGGGTCTAATGAAAACTGTTGAGGCATAGTAAAACAGAAATTAGTTTCAGGATTAAAATCTATGTATACAAAAGGAACTTTACCTGCAGTATCTTCATTATATGCGGTACAAGAGTTATTCAAATATGCTAATAATTCC